TTCTGTTGGTTCGCCCTCATCATCAACACCCTCGTTGTGTGCAAAGTAAAAGCATTTATCTTTTGCTACAACATCACAAGGACTTCCATATTTCTTTTTGAAAGTTCTAAGAGTTGCAACATCATCTATTGGATATGCTCTCTCAACAACTTGTTTTGCAAGTTGACTTGCCATAACATATTTTTCATCAACCCATTCTCTTGCTTGAAGATATGCTTCTCTTTCTTGCGTGTCCTCATTCTCAAAGACATCTTTTATTTTATTGAACAACTTATTTCGTAGTTCAGTATTCATTCTTATTTTTGTCATTTTGACCTTTCTGTTAATTATTTTTATTTTTTTAATTTATACTATTGACAAATAATGTCAATAGGATTATATAGGAGATATTCCCTTTTGCTAATATACGGAATTAAAAAACTCAAATTAGCAGGATTACGGCTAGAAAGGTTTGATCCCGAGTATAGCCCACTGATCCCTGATCTTATTAACTTGGCCTAAGCTTCCAATTGATCACTGGAGGTTACGACCTGAAAGGATGGTTGGTCAATCTCTAATAAGATCTGGGATCAGTCATTGTTGACTGTGAGAATAAACACTAGAACACGGGTGAAGATAATTGGGATACCGGTCCAATGAGACTAGATAACTGACGATCTCTAGGCCCCGCGTAGCATAGTGACTGATCAGTAAAATTTTATGGATCTACGATGCTCTACCATTGTAGGTCCTAAGATTATTATTTGCTGGACCCAAGTTGGAGGTAAACGCGCGCAGCTGGATGGGTCCTGCTAATGATGAACCAAGTTAGGGGTACATATCTTGCCTATGGCATTTCCCTGGACCTAAGCAGTGACCTGAAAGGGTAGCGTCGATACTTGGACCAGCAGCGCTGGCTTCCCTGATCAGGATGGCGTTGCTGGTATATGAATTGCCAGTTTAGAATGATTCTAAGTTTCATTCTAAAGAAGAGAAGAGCCGAGCTTCAAGCATCAAGCAGCAAGCAACGCTTGACAGCTGGTATAAGATAGTATAGGATAATATTGAAAGGAATAATTATGAATGATACACAATTGAAAAGAATAGCAGACGCCCTGGAAGAGATCCTGAGACTGGTGAAGGCGGACCAGGAGAAGATGGCGAAAAGGTTCCCGGATGAAGATCAGGAATAACGATCTCACTCACTATTTCTTGCGGCCGCATAACCAGCTGCCGCAAGGTTACCTTCGCAGCTGTGACAAATTTTTTAAGAGTCTCAAGCTACAAGCAGCAAGCCGCAAGCAACAAGCGGCAAGCAGGGGGCTTGACAAGTCAAAAGATTTATAGTATAGGATAATAAAGGAGAAAGAATTATGAAAGTAAAAGAAGCATTAAAAATTACAGACTCATTCACTAGAACGTCTAAGATGCCTGGCTTAAGTTACAGCCTGCCAGCGTGGGCCTGCCAAACTGGCTCCAAGCTAAGACTCGTTAAGACTTCACCGTGTTACGGCTGTTACGCCCTGAAGGGTAACTATACAAGATACCCTGCAATAAGAGAAGCGCAATACAGGAGGCTAGAAGCAATCAACCATCCTGACTGGGTCACCGCAATGGCTGCTGTGATCAAGCGTCAAAAATGGTTTAGATGGCATGACGCGGGAGACGTACAAAGTCATGAGCATATGGCAAAAATCATAGAAGTGTGTAAGCTCACACCTGACACCAAACACTGGTTACCAACTCAAGAGCGGCAATACCTGCCAGCGCCTGAAGAGGTTCCAGCAAATTTAATTATTAGGTTATCCGCTGCACGTGTAGACGGGACCGCAGGCAATGCCTGGTCGCATTCGTCAACAGTGGTGACCGATGGGAGCCCCAGCTGTCCAGCGCCTACTCAAGGCGGCCAGTGTTTAGATTGTAGAGCATGCTGGAATAAAGATATTAAAAACATTAGTTATGGTAAACACTAGAAAAGCTTCACGTGTGAAGAAGGCCATTAGCCCAAAGCCATCGACGGACGGCCGCGGGCGTGCGCCAGGTTATATTACATTTTTTAAAAATGGATCCGGCTGGTGTGTGCGTTATGATAAGAACGCCAAGCAGCAAGCCTCAAGCACCAAGCATCACGCTCCTATATTTAGAAAGCAGCAAGCAACAAGCGTCAAGCAGCAAGCGTCAAGCTCCAAGCTGTTCGAGATGATTGATGCAAGCATCAAGGCCTGAGCGACAAGCGTCAAGCTTCAAGCCACAAGCAACAAGCTCCTGTATTCTCTTTCCTCTGTACAAGTAAACCTCTTCTCTCTCAAAAAGTTTTGAGCCTCGAGACAAGAGGCGAGAAACTAAGATGAAAGTATTGTCAGGATGCTTAATATGGAAGGCAATTTGATGGGGTGAGAACTTAATCTTGTTAGCTCTTGTTATCTTCAGTTCCAATGTAAAAAAGTGCCTATTAGTATTATAGCCCAATAGATCGGGAGTACCAAAAGCACTAAGGTTTTCAAGTCTAGTCCAACTAATTTGCTTAGTATTTTTCTTAATTTCATGCCAAAATTTTGTTTCAGGTTTCATTAATATTCACCCTAACAGGTGCCTATGTAAGTATGAATTTTTTCAGTTTTGGTATCTGATCTTTGAGGTCAGGTTTGATCACAACTCTAACAGAAGGTTGGCCTATTATAGTCGATTCCTGTACTTCAATTTTACCAATCGGGAAAATATTTCCGCTGCCATTATCCATGTAGATCGTAGCATTACTTACGGCGTTGCCTTTAGTACCATCTGTAAATTTGTCAAGATATTCTTGAAGGTGTCTTACGTACATTATTTTTTTGGTTCCTTTCCTTTTCCTGGACCTTTTTTGACTATGTATTTTAATGTTCCATTTGCTCCTGATTCAACAGCCTTAACCAGGTGTTTAAACAAGAAGTTTTCTTTTAGTTTTCGTTTGGCTTGCTCTGCGTATTCAGTCAATTTCTTTGTATCTCTCATGCCTTGCCTTTTATAAAATGTTAGGGTAAAAGTCAAACATGGGATTACCTAAAAGATTGACAGAGAAGCAGAAAAAATTTGCTGAGCTTATTGTGTACAACGACGGAAGCAGAGATGCTTGGGAGTGTGCAAAAGAAGCTGGCTACGGCCCAACGTCCGACCTTGCAGCAAGAGTCGCCTCTTCAAGATTAACTAATCCTCAATTGTACCCTCTTGTAGTTCAGTACATTGGTGATCTGCGTGAGGAAGCTAGAAAGAAGTATGAGGTTACTATGGACAGACACCTTGAGCAGCTTGCAAAAATACGTGACCAAGCGTTGAAGAAGGGAGCATATTCTGCAGCGGGTAATATGGAAGTAGCCAGAGGAAAGGTTGCCGGATATTACATTGATAGAAAAATGATTAAGACAGGTAAGATAGATGATCTTGATAGAGATCAGTTAATGTCTAAACTAGAAAAAATGGTAGAGGATCATTCGAAAATAATTGAAGGTCAATCTACAGAAGAACAACCGCTAATAGAGCTATCATCAGAGCCGGAAGATGAAATAGAAACCATAGAAGAAACAGACCAAGAGTTACTTGAAGAACCCATTCCAGAAGAGCCAGAACCTTCATTACAATAATATTTTTTCCATTTTAACAATACAACCTTTAGGAAATACATTTCGGTCAGAGAATAAACCATCGGCCTCATCATAACTGGCGAACGTTCTTATACATTTAGAATCTCTTTCATATAGGTAAGCATTAGTAACCATTACTGAAGGCATCATACCACTAAACTCATAAGCTGTCGCATGCCCGCTATCACCTAAAATATCAACCCATGTTATTTTGTAGAAGTAATATTTCTTCTTTTTAAGCACTACATGTCTGTATTTTGATTTTTTATTCATAGCTGATCCCTTTCCACTTTATAAGATATAAATATATATAAATATAAAAATTCTGAAAATATTTCTGAAACGCTGTGGAAAATGTGGAAATCATAAAAACAACCCTTAAGTAGTTGAAATCATTGAATAAAAGTTCCACAAAATCTTCCACATTTCGTCGAAAAAAAATGTGGAAAATGTGGAAAATGGCCAAAATCTGCGTCAGAATGTAACAAAAGTTTAGAATCATTCTAAAGTAAAAACGATTTTCCACAAAATTTTCGTCGTTTCCACAAAAGTTCCACAAATTAATTTTACTCATTTTTCCCCGTTTCTCGACTCTCGCTCCTAGCTGCTCGAACCTTGTAATAAGCATCAACTCGGGCTAGCCACTCGTGACTAAGTGCTCGAAACTCGGAGCCATTGATTATGAATCGTTGAAAAAAATTATCAGGAGTACACATCAATATAACTCCTTGCTCGATCTCAGAATCGTGAACGTAGTTGTGGGCCATCGCATAAGCTACCATCTGCAACTTATAATCAGTTATCCACTCGATACGTTTAGGCTTGTTCGATTGCTTGAAGTCAATTATACTATCACGCCCCATATAAACTCCAACTAGATCAGTTGCACCGGCATACAGTCCAGGATAGCTTACTACCACCTCAGAGCCCCATATCTCCTCCAAATCAGGCAAACCCTTATCGATGATCGTTTTAGCCATCGAATGAGCTTGTACGCCCGCCTCAGTCATGTCTAGCACCTCTTTTTCAAGTATATAACCCTCTAAAATGCTATGCATAATAGTTCCTCGATTAGCAGCTAGATTCTTAATTTTATCCGCTTGAACTTCTCCAACTTTAGCTTTCCATCTAGCCAACGAATCTAACTTATCTTGAGGCTGAGTAGCTGATAGTATGGTTGTAACACTTGGTAACTTTTCTTGAGATACGTCATAGACTCTCTCATCATTTAAAAGTGACCTTGTTGATGTAGGGTAGATAAATTTTTTATTCCATTTCATATTATTTTATCCTCTTTCCAACCATGTTCCATACTAAAATTTTCTGGCCAACCTAATTCACTAGTAAAATAGTTCCCAGAATGTTCGTACCAACCAGTTACCTCTAAATGGTTTCTAATTTTTTCTAAACTATGTTTAAAAAATCTTCTGTTTCTATGATCTAAATATTTTTTAGTTAGATCATCATCAGCATTAGCAACTAACCACCCCATAAGTGAATAGACATAGTCCTCTTCATCCGTAAAAGTTTCTTTCTTCTTTAATTTGTCTAATTTATTTTTCATATAAATGTTTCCTTTCTATTAGTTTTTCTATTTTTTGTTTATTTTCAAAAGCATACAAAGACGCCTGGTGATTATATGGAAATACTTCCCAACAGAGGTCTTTATGTCCTTCTAAAGCATAGTAGATCTCTAATAAAAATTTATGTTTGCTTATCTTTATTTCTTTTTTAACGTAACATCTTTTAGGCATTATTTTAAATCCTCGTTCTCCAAGATATTAATTCTGACCCATTCCTCACCATATTTTTTAAGGAATCTCTTAGCCATAGAACGTCTTGCTTTGTCTGACATAATTTTTAAATCAGATATTGGGACCGACTCACCACCTTTTTGAAGCATATCAAAGTCAGGTACAAATCTTCTCTTGTAGTCTGCAATCTGTGCTTCTAAAGAATCAACATACTCAGTCAGTTCTATAACTTCTTCCTCATGAGCTTTGACTTGTTTTAACAACTTAATATTTTTTTTGTTTAACTTCTCGACTGTTTCCGTAAGTGTTACATTATCCTTCAGCTTCATTTATTTTTCCTCCTTTTTGATCTAAATCCGTATTTCTTATTCCATCTTTTATTACTTATCGTTTTCATGTTTTTTATATTCCTCTATTAATTTCTCTGATGGATGCCACACGTCAACCGCTGCATAACACTCAGGACATGATAAGTTACTAACTATATCATAATCCTCATTATCTTCGGTATCGTGGTCGCCACCCCATATTAATTCAGTGTTACAATGCCAACAGTTCAAATTTCTAACTCCTTTGCTACTCTGTACTCTGTTAAATCAACTATATTACTGTCTGAGTAATGATCTATTACTTGTTGTATCTTAGGCAACTTTGTATGTGCAAAGGGCCAAAGCAAACAACAAACACGATAAGCATCACGAAACGTACAACGCCATCTATATTGTTTAAGGTAAGGTGTACCATCAACTCTGTTTCCTTTTACTTTCTTAGGTGTAAGTGTACCTACACCCAACACTTCATGGACCCAAACTAAAACAGATTTATCTGTCATAGTAATTTCCATACTGATACGCATAGAATTAGATAATCTATATCCAGGTTTACCTTTGTGTTTTTTCTTTTTTTCAATACCACGTCTTATGTGTATTGAACCTTCACCATCAAACAAACCTGCAATGTACGCGCAATCAATTTCCGATATCATTGTCCCGACCATGGTTTTTTAACTCCTCGACACTCGCCTCTCGCTTCGGTATCTCGCCTTGAGATTCACAGTAACTACATTGATAAACGGTTACGCCCGATAATACATACCCGTTTCCATTGCATACGGGACATATTTCTCTATCTAAGTTTGCCATTTAACTTCTCCACTTTCTCTTCGACTAATACTCTTACGACTTGTGCCCTAGACAATTTGGCATGCTTGGGAGCGAGATGTTTTGATAGTTTCGTTAATTTATTATAGCAGTCATGATCAATTGCTATACTTTTGTATTTGCTTATATCTGTCATTTGTTATATCCTTTCAAAGTTATTTCTGACATATAGGATTATATATTAAAATTACAACAGGAGTCAATGACTAAATTTATAATTGTATTACATTTATGTTCCATGATTACAGGACAATGTCCCACTAGTCATTTTTCAGTAAAGAATGAATTTAATACACACTACGATTGTGTATTAAATGGATATGCAGTTGCTCAACAGACTTATGTGGAATTAAAAAAACTTGAAAATGTTGATGCAGAGCACATTGAAAAAAATAGACTTGTTGTCAAATTTGAATGTAGAGAAATAAGACTTCCAGATATTATTGTTCCACCAAGAAAACCTAAGCTACCCGCTTAATTCATTTTTCTTAGTTTTTTCATCAGCGTTTTTAAATTCGTAGATTCTTGTACCTTTTTCAACAATAGATTTAATTCCGTGACCAGACAAATCTATATCTACTCCATAACTCTTCCATGCTTTCTTAAGTATGTTAAGTTCAAGAACAAGTACGCCCCATTGTTTCTGAGTAACGTTTGTTGCTTTTAATGTTAGTTTCTTCTCACTCATTTCTTTCTCCTTTTATAGTTAACCAATCAGTTAATAAATGAATCCTGTCTATTTCAGAATTGTTTTTAACTTCATGTAGTTTTTCATTATTATTAATCTCAAATATCTCACCTTCTTTTATATTTTTATCTTCACCACCTACAATAAATCTTACTTCATCATCAGATATAATAGCTAAATGAGTTCTTTTGACAAGATCAAAATAAGCATCTTGATTATCTACGTGAGGAGCAATGATAGACCTAGAAGGTAGATTAATTAACAACGCACTTGTAATAAAACCTTCACCGTATTTTTCTGTAAGTATTTGTGAAAGAGAATCTAACTCTGTTTTATAATTATCTGCTTCAGGCCAAAACTTTCTATTATCTTTTTCTAAATTTCTTTGATTATATTTATCCATTTCATTCCATATCAAAGGTATGGTCTTTGTATTCATATGGACCATATAATTTTTTTGTCTGTAGTCGTATTTGTGCCAGTCTTCTTTTGTATATTTTAAGACTTTTTCTTTTAAACTATTGATATTATTGTATTTTTTTACAAAAATAAAATTTTCAGGTATGAGAGACAAACTATCCTTTTCCTTGTCCCTTGTATCTCGTCTGTTTTTTCTGACGTTTCTCGTGCTTACTTTTATTTTTCTTGTGCTGACGAGGTCCACGTTTTCTAGGCTTGTCACGTGTCTCGAATGATTTAAACTTCTTAGCCATTATTTAATATAATTATCTTTTATCCATTTCTTATCAGACTCATCTAAT